ACTACACGGATTCAAAACAGCTAAAATTATTTATGGAACGGTAGATTCACTCAAACTTAAATCTCTCTATTTAAACATACAAACTTGGGTTGAACCAATATATGAATGTGATAATTGGACGAGAACAGTACTTAATCTAAGTAGAAGTATTAAACACTCTATATACGAGTCAATAAACAAAGAAATTTTTGATACAAAATTTATATCAGATTTAGATTTAAGGTCAAGCGGACTTAATTTAAATAAAAAATCATTTATGAATCTTGAAATAAATTTTTATATAATCCAAGAAGATATGGATTTCAAAGGTAATGAAATTAAAGATTCCCTACAACAAATAACACAACAAATTTTTATGGATAATTTTTTAGACAATGAAAACTTTAATTTTTATCTAACCAAAAAGAGTAAAATTGAAGAAGAAATGTTACAAACCGATAATGTTTAATATTTATTATTAAAACATTTAAAATGAATTTAAGAATATTACAACCGAATGAATCAGGAAAAGGAATTCTTGTTGAGTACGATGCCGGTTATGTGAACCCAAACGACAATCGTAATGAAACTCTAATTAGAGAATCTAGTGAGATGTTGGACCACTCTAAACCATTTGAATTTTATGCCGTATTACAAAAATATGACACACCAAATAGAAATGGTAGATTGTACCCTGAACGTATATTAAAAAGAGAAGCTGAGAATTATAAAAAAATGATTAAAAAGGGAACCGCTCTATCTGAGCTGAATCACCCGGAATCATCTTTAATTGATTTAGATAGAGTTTCTCATTCCATTACTGAAGTATGGTGGGAAGGTAATGTCTTAATGGGTAAAATAAAATTGTTAACATCACCCGGATATCACGAAAGAGGTATTGTATCAACTAAAGGTGACTTAGCAGCAAATTATTTAAGACAAGGGGTTACATTAGGTATTTCATCAAGAGGTGTAGGGTCTCTTAAAAAAATTGGGGAACAAAACGAAGTTCAAGACGATTTTGAATTAATCTGTTTTGATTTAGTTTCATCACCATCGACTCCCGGAGCGTATCTATTCTTAAATAAAGAAGATAAAAGTTTATATGATGAGAACTTAGAAGAAGAGAAAAAAATGAGTGTTGAGAGACATGTTGGGGAATCCGGAAATAAATCGCTTGACTTAATGAAAAAATTAAACGATTATTTAGGATATTAATTAAAAAAAAACAAAATGGAAGAGAAGTATTTTATTGCGAAAATTACCTTGGATTCAGTAGACACTGAAACAGGAAAACTTAAAAAGTTAAGAGAAGAAAAATTAGTTAGTGGTTATAATCCCACTGATGTAGAGGCGAAAGTTACTAAAGTATTTGAAAGTTATTCTATGGAATGGAGAATAACGGCAATTGTTGAAAGTAAAATTAACGAGGTTATTGAATAATAAAAAATTCAATTATTAAGAAAAAGAGGACGATATGTCCTCTTTTTTTATGCTTTTTATTTTTTGGTGATATTTATCATTGTATAAAATCCTAATGTAAAAAAAATATTATTTAAACTTTTTTAACATTAGGAGATATTTATATATTAAAAACAATATAAAAACAATGGCAAAAGAAAAATCTTTAGTTGAAGAAGCTATAATCCAAATGAAAAATTTGGAAGAAGCTGTCGCTGAAAATGCAAAAGGAATACTTGCTTCTACAATGAAACAAGAAATCAAAGACCTAGTAAAAGAATCTTTATCAGAACAAGATGACGATGAGATTGAAACCGATGACGTTGAAATGGATGGACCTATGGGTTCTGATGATATTGCCGATATTGATATGGGTGACGATTCAGAAGAAGAAGGTGACGAAATGGATACTGATGATATGGACGACGAAGAAGATGTTGACTTCGATGACGAAGAAGACATGGACGACGAAGACGATACCATCGATTTAACAGACGCAGACGATGATGAAGTACTTAGAGTATTTCAACTTATGGGACCTGATGATAACATTGTCGTAACAAAAGACGACAAAGGAAACACTCACCTTAAAGATGAGGAGACAGGTAAAGAGTATATGATTGTTGGTGAAAGTGAAGAAGATGAAGAAGAATTAGACGAACAAGAAGAAGCTTTAGATGAAGAAGATGATGATGAATCAATCGAATCTATTGTTGAAAGAATGTTTGGTTCTGATGAAGAAGATGACGAGGACGAAATGGACTTTGAAGAGTTTGGAGAAGGTGATGACATGGACGATGAAGAAATCGTTTATGAAATCGAAATGGACGAACAAGACGAAGAAGATGACGAAGACGAAGATGAGGATGATGAAGAATTAGATGAATCTATTTTTGAATCCAAATCTACAATCAAACCTAAAGGTGTCGGAATAGGAAGTCCTAAATTCAAATATAATGCAAAACCTAATCAAGGAACAGGATTCAAAACTAAAATGAAAGAAGGTCCTAAATCTGTTGGTACAGGTAAAGCAAAATTTGATTTTAAAGAAGGTGAAAATGCTGGTAGTAAACTTGGTAATAATAAAATGGTTAAAAAAGTGGAATCTAAAGAAGGATACACTGAAAAACCTAAAACTGTTAAAAAAGCTGAAACTAAAGAAGGTGTTCGCACATTAGGAGCAGGAAGTATTGCAGGAAGAAAAGGTGGTTTACCAAAACCAAGAGCTCACTCAAGTGCTAACACAGCTTTAAAAGAAAGTGCTTCTAACGCAGAATTACAAATTCTTAGAGAAAAAAACGAAGAGTACAGAAAAGCACTTAATGTTTTTAGAGGCAAATTAAATGAGGTTGCAATTTTCAATTCAAACTTAGCTTACGCTACACGTTTGTTTACAGAACATTCAACATCAAAACAAGAGAAAATAAATATTTTAAGAAGATTTGATGGTGTTGAAACTATTAAAGAATCTAAAAATTTATATCAAATTGTTAAAAATGAATTGTCATCAGGAGCTAAAACTCAATCTATGAACGAATCAATTGAAAGAACAATTGCAAAATCACCTTCAACGGGAGCAGTTAACTTAATTGAATCTAAAACATATGAAAATCCTCAATTCTTGAGAATGAAGGATTTAATGACAAAAATAAAATAAAAATAAATAAAAATTAATAAAAACCAAAAAAAATGGGAGCATTATTAGAATCAGGTCTAGTTGGTAACATCGGGTTAAAACACCTTAAAGTTATCAAAGAAGACACAATCAACAAATGGGATAAATTAGGATTCCTAGAAGGTCTTAAAGGACATATGAGAGAAAACGTAGCTCAGTTATATGAGAACCAAGCGTCTTTCTTAATAAACGAAGCTACAGGAGAAGGTTCAAACGGTTCATTTGAAACTGTTGTATTCCCTATCGTAAGAAGAGTATTCTCTAAATTATTAGCAAATGAAATCGTATCTGTACAAGCAATGAATTTACCAATTGGTAAATTATTCTTCTTTGTACCAAAAATTCAAGGATTTTCAGGTGGAACTGCAAATGGTTCAGGTGACCATTATTCACCAATCGGTTCTCCAGGTAGTTACCCAGGAGACGTAAACGCTGGTTACACAGGAGCAGGAGCTTACCAAAAAAATCTTTATGATTTATTTTATGAAGGAACTGAACCAGGTTTAGACCCAGAAGGTTTATTTGATTATTCAAAAGGTAGATGGTCAGCTATTACAGCTAGTTGTACTACTGTGAAATGGGTTAATGGTTCATTAACACCAGCAGCTTACTCAGGAGAATCAAGAAAAATCTTAATCGCTATGACAGGTTTCTCTAGTACAGGTGACGGAAAATTAATCGGACCTAATGGTCAAGAAATGGATACTGAAGAGTTTTTATCAGGTCTTAAAGTATATACTTCTGATTCAGCTGCTGCAACTGATTTAGGTGTTGCGACATTCACTAACTTATTATTTAGAGTTGTAACTCAAAAATATGGTAAAGGTATTGTTGAGTACGGAAGTTCTGTTAACACTAACTGGGCTGGTAATGGAAACGGTGGTTCTTTCAAAAACATATGTGGGTCTGATGGTGTTATCTATTTAGAAGTTGATACTCAAAGACCAGTTTGTTCTTCTTGTGGAGCTGAAACTTTAGATGGTTATTCAGGAGCTACTTTAACCGCTGAAAATTGGGATGGAGCTGCAACTGGTACCGCAATCTCAGCTGTATTCAGACGTTACGAAGAATTAGAATTTGAAGATAAAATCGGTGAGGTTTCTTTCGATTTAGATTCAGTTACTGTATCTGTTACAGAAAGAAAATTAAGAGCACAATGGTCTCCTGAGTTAGCTCAAGACGTTGCTGCTTTCCACAACATCGATGCTGAAGCTGAATTAACAGCTTTATTATCTGAACAAGTTGCCGCTGAAATCGACCGTGAAATCTTAAGAGATTTACGTAAAGGTGCTGCATGGACTTTGAGATGGGATTACAACGGATGGAGAAGAATCTCTGCAACAACAAACTACACTCAAAAAGACTGGAACCAAACATTGATTACAGCAATTAACCAATTATCTGCTCAAATCCACAAATCTACATTGAGAGGTGGAGCAAACTGGATTGTTGTATCTTCTGAGGTTTCTGCAATCTTTGACGATTTAGAGTACTTCCACGTATCTAACGCATCTCCAGAACAAGATTCATACAACATGGGTATTGAAAGAGTTGGAACATTGGCAGGACGTTACCAAGTT